ACTAAAGATGTCCTTTGTCCTAAATGTGGTGGTAAATCCCAAAAAATGGAATTAACTGAAAGAAAGGAAATGGCTCCTAGAGTATGATTAATCTAATAATTTGCTTTATTCGTCGATTAGTTAATAAGGAATTTTATAAGGATAGTTTTATTAAATTTGACCCAATTCATGAACGTAATCAAAACGAACGAAATTTAGTTGAGCTTTAAAACAAAATGAAACTATCAGATGCAAAAATTGATACTCCATTCATCTTATTAAAAGGTGAACCCGGATTACGTAAATCTACTCAAGCTCTAAGTTTTGCTAAAGCTGGTCCTCAGTATTGGTTTTCATTTGATAGAAAAATGTCAGGTATTTTAATTCCTGCTAAAAAATGGGGGATTGATACATCTATTATTGAATATGATGATTACGATGATTGGAATAAGGCTGCACTTAAACTCGAACAGTTGCAGATGAATGCAAGTAAGTATAAGGGTGGCATTATCTTAGATAGTGTTACCACAATGGCTGATGCGGCGCTGAGACAAACATTAAAGCTAAAGATTGGAACTAGTCGTAGTTCTGGTGCTAAAGCTGGTAAATTAGTCGGTGGTATTGCAGTTAATGAAATGGAAGACTACAATGCCGAAGCTGGTGCAATCAATGAAATGATGGCGCTACTTAAAGACATTAATACATTTCATAAAATTCCAGTAATTCTAATTGCGCACGTATTTGAATCAGGACAGAAACAAGGTTCAACTACCTCACTTCGTAAAATTGTTACGGCAGGGAAAGCACCGGCTGCTAAGATTCCAGCAGTTTGCACTGAGGTTATTCACTTTAATCTTAAGCCTGGTGTAATTGCAGGAACTGGTAGTTATGTAATGATTACCGAGAGTAATGGAGATGATTTTGCTAGGACTTCTATTGCTCTACCTAGTCAAATGGAATTTACTGACGAGCCACTTTATGAGAAGTGGTTTAAACCGGCAATGGATAAGATGAATGAGGCTAAGTAATGGATACTCGATACGATTCAATTAAAATTTCCGATTACGGCGTTGAAAAGTCGGAAGAATTAAAGCAGTTAGCAGAGGGATTAGCTCGACACATTGAGCTTTTTCCCGGTCGTGTTAGTGCAATTGCATTGACCCATCTTCAGACAGCAGTAATGTTTGGTGTTCGTGCGATAGCTGAGAATTGCCCTGAGGGTAAGTAAAGCGTAGGGATAGAAATAATAAATCGGGAACACAAAACCAATAACCCAAAAAATCATAGGACAATTACAATGCCCATTCCTGTTCAGTTCTCAGACGAAGACCTCAAGCGCGGTGAACTTATTGAACCCGGTTGGTATACTGTTCTCATTGAGAAGGTCGAAGAAGGACTTTCTAAGGATAGCCGTTCAACAAATTACCGTATGAAGGGTAAGATTGTTCGTAACGGTGATAACGGTGATGAGAAGTATGCTGGTTATCCTATTCCCTACTGGAATTTTAATAGTAAGGCAATGGGATTTGCTCAGGGTTACTTTAAGGCGCTTCTCGGTGTAGATAAGCTTGACCCAAGTATTCGTTATGACCTTGCTGGTGGTGAAGGTAAGATGCTCGATATCTTTATTGAAAATAAGGAAGTTGATGGCGCCATGATTAATGGCGTCAAGAGCCAGTATCGCGCTCCCCGGAGTTAAGATGATGAAATCCCTCTATCTTAATGGTGATAATGACAATGCTGAAGAAAAGCAGTTGCCATTGCCAGCTAGTGATGTTGTCGTTCCTGATGCCACTGGCGACCCCGGTGATGAAGATGACGATGACGACGATGATGATAGTGATGATGAAGATGATACTAACTAAGTAGTAATTATTGACTAGATACTATTCAATATTCAGACTGGTTCCCTGAATATTATAGTCATAAGGCTAGCAACGGGAATACGTGTGAAAGTCCCACTTTTTAGTAACAAAGAGAAATCATTGATGCGCGATTGAATCGAAAAAGCGTAACCGGAGGCGGGAATCACTCTAGGATGTGAGAGCAAATAGCATCGGGAAATCGATGATGAAAACTCTCAGGCAAGCGCCTGCATCCTAGTGGAATTAGCAAAGTAGATTTAACAAACATCAATGACTAGGAGAGGGAGTGGTAATAGTGTAAAATTCCCATGGGAATCTATTCCACTCCCTTTCTGCTTTTAAATTAAATTTTATGAAAATTATTACCTATACATGTGACCGTTGTAAGACTAGTTATACTAGTGAATTAAAAATGGGAGAAACAGTTATAGAAATTAATTTTGGGGGATCTACTTATAAACGATGGTCAATTTTTTCCTATCAGGAACATGTATGTTCTAATTGCTTAGAAACTCTTGAGTTAGCAATTACTTCATTAGTTGATAAATTTGTAAAGGTAGAAGAATAATGACTATTCGTGACACATTCGGCATTGAAAATCAGGAAGCAATTGCTGCTCAAAAAACTGAAACACCTAAACCAAATCGTGGTGATATAATCCAAGGTGAAATCTACCATCTTGGTGATGGCTACGGATTTATCGAATCAGATGCTATTCCTTATTCGCGCATTTTCTTTCACTGGCAAAATCTAGTTCATGGTTCAGTTCATTTTACCGAATTGAAGCGTGGTGCATTAATGGAATTTGCTGTAATTGAAGAAAGAAATACTAAGACTGGTATTATGGAATGGCGTGCTCAGAAGGTTAGGATGGTAAAGAATGGTTAAATATATTTGTGATAGATGTAAAGTAGAATTTAAAACTACTGAAAAGTTACTTACTTATCAGCGTAATCCAAATAGCATCATCATAAAGTATGATATTTGTGAAATATGTGATAGAATATTTATTAATGATTTTTTAAATCCAGTTTTTGAGGCTAAATTATGATTAATCATGTAGAAGAAATTCTCAATCGTTCCAAAGAGATTCATCTCAAGAAACGAGAGGATTATGCGACTGATGCTACATCTAACCCTTTTGAAAATTTTGACCGAGCTAACATCATTATTAGTTGGTTTCCTGCTGAGTATGCTTCATTTGCTGGTCACATTGGCACAAAACTTGCAAGATTGGGTAGTCTACTTCTTGGAAGAAAGACTCCGAATAATGAATCAATCGACGACTCATTCTTAGACCTAGTTACTTACTGTGCTCTGTTTTATGGCTATTGGAAAGAAAAGAATACAACTGATAGAATAGAAAAAGAGCATACTCCTAAGTTTATGACTCAGTGTAAATTTAATTTACATGATTTTAATATAGATGGAATTTGTAATTTTTGTGGCATGAGCTATACTGTCTTGATAAAGTCAATTTTAGAGGAACGCAGCAAATAACCCCAGATTACAAAAAGCTTCAGGTTATAATTCGTGTAATGTCCATGATTTTTATGACCCAAAGTGTATAGATTGCCAGCGTATCAATAAATAATGGACACACTCCACCATAAATGGGCAGCCGGTAACGGTAATCCTAACGCCAAAATTCTTATCTTAGGCGAATCCCCTGCACTTGGAGAATTAGATTGCTTATCGACTAACAAAGAATTACGTTCTATGTTGGCTGAAGCAGGTATAAATGAAAGTAGTGTTTGGAAGACAACTGTCTGTAAACATTACGTTCCACCAAATCCCAAAAAGGGAAAGAAAATCCCTTTCTATGTTCGTGCTAAGAATTATAATGTAGATATTGATGCGCACTTAACTAATCTCTATAATGAAATTAAAGCTATTAATCCAAATGTCATCTTGGCATTAGGAAATACTGCATTACTCGCAACTACTGGTAATACTGGAATTGCTGATTATCGTGGTAGTATTCTTAGTCATGGCAAGTATAAGGTAGTAGCAACTTATGACCCAAGAGGATTATCTTGGCAAGAACAGGGTGAGTTTACAGGCTATTGGAATAAACATGTTATCATGTTTGATTTCATGCGCGCTCTGGCCCAATCTACATTTCCAGAAATAAGAAGACCATACCGAAATCTTCATATTGCCACCAGTTCTCTCCAATTACAAGAATTCCGGAATCGAAATAAACTCAATACAAGACCAGCTATTGACATCGAAGCACGTGGTTCTTGTTTACCTTTCTGTTTAGGAATATCATTCAATCCCTCAGAAGGTATTTGTATGCCCTTCTGGAATCAGGGAGAAATCCGAAACATAGCACATATTTCTGACCAAGAAATTGTTCAGATGTGGCTAATTTTGTCTGAAATTTTATCACTTTCAGATGTAGTAGGACAGAATTTTAAATATGATTATGATAAAATCCGTCGTCTTGGTTTTATGGTTCGTAGTCTTGCATCCGATACAATGCTTAAAGGATTTGCAATCTCTCCCGAGTTTCCTAAAGGACTTGGATTCTTAACTAGTATTCATACAGAAGAACCATTCTATAAGAATGAAGGAATGTATGAAGGTTCTGTGCGCGACCTAATGATAGGTTGTGCGCGAGATGCTTGCGTTACTAAGGAATGTGACTTAGTAATGGAAGAAGATTTAAGAGCAGCTAATCAATACGATTACTATTATAACTTTATTATCCATCTTCATCAATTCTATCTTGATATGGAGAATGAAGGATTTAATGTTAATTCTGAGAAGCGCGAATTACTCTATAAAAAGTATATTCATTGGTCAGAGGAATTAGCTTATGAACTCTTTCATCTTAACGGAACCCATATTAATACTGCAAGTCCTAAGCAGATTTCCATTCTTCTCTATGAGAACTTCAAAATACCACACCGTGGTGGAACTGGAGAAGAAGAAATTACTGCGATTCTTAATTCACAGGGACTTAAACTTAGTGATAATCAGAGGCGCACTTGTGAGATTATCCTTGAAAAACGACGAGTAGATAAAACTATCGGAACTTATCTCGAAGCAATGCCTGACTTTGATGGTAAAATGAAGTCTACTTTTTTCCCATGCTTAGATACTGGCCGTTCTAGTTCAGGCCAGCAAGACCCCCCAATTAGACCAATGGTGGATGTTTTAGATTTACATGGAAAGAAAAAGAAGAAAGTTTTAGGAACAGCTTTCCAAACCATGACTAAGCATGGTGATATTGGTCAAGATGTTCGCGGACAATACGAGCCAGATAAGGGTTATGTATTTGTTCAATTAGACTCAGCACAAGCTGAGGCTAGAGTAGTATTTCTATTAGCGGATGATGAAGATGCCTTATACCAAATTGACCATCACGATTATCACGCCCTCACTGCGAGTTGGTTCTTTGGCGGAACTGAAGAAAACTACAGCAAGAAGTCCCTTGGCTATGAGTCTCCTATTCGCTTTGTTGGAAAGACGCTTAGGCACGCCGGACACCTCGGTGCAACTAAAAGCAGAGCCGCTAAAACAGTTAACACCGATGCGCGAAAATATAAAATTAAAATCCAAATCGACGAAAAGTTCGCGGGTCAAGCGTTAAAGATTTTCCATGATAAACAACCTAAAATCAGACAAGTCTTCCATAAAGGAATCGAAGACGCTTTGCGTCGTGATAAACGATATCTCACATCTGGTCTACCTTATGGCATTGCTAGTAAAGTTGGGGGTAGACGACAGTTTTTGGATAGATGGTCGGACGAGCTTTTACGGGCCGCTCTTAGTTACATACCGCAACGGAGTATTAGCGATAACACAAAAGCCGCCGGATTACGAATCAAAAAGCGTGAGCCAAAGTTGGCGCGAATTATACTCGAATGCCATGACTCGCTTCTTTTCATGATTCCAGAAAAAGAAGTTGATTATTTTATTCCTTTTGCTAAAGAAGAAATGGAACGACCAATCAAATTTGAGACATGTTCTTTAGAAAGACGCGATTTAGTTATTCCATGTGAAGCAGAAGTGGGATATAACTATGAAGAATTAGTTAAGTATAAGAGGATTATTGTATGACTATTGAATTCCAGTCTGAAACCGTAGATGGAACGCGTGTTGCACTAACTCTCAAGACTCTTAATCTTGATACTCATTCGCGCATTCAGGAATTAGACCCAAAGCATCGAATGATTCTTGAGAGTGAACTTCAACATTATATATCTTGGTTGGCCAGATTCATTTCAGAAAATACTGTTAAAAAGACAGCATGAGCCTCAATGAATTGGATAGCGGAATTTATCGACCAACATAAGGAGTTTGAATCTCCTTTATCATTTTGGAAATGGGCAGCATTATGTTCTATTTCAGCAGTGGTTAAAGATAGTGTTTGGATGAGTCATGGAGCATTCATGAATACTTATCCAAATATTTATGTTATGCTACATGCAGATTCGGGCCTCAAGAAATCAGCACCTGTAAATGTAGCAAAAAAGTTAGTTCAAATTGTAGATAATACAAGAGTCATATCTGGTCGCTCATCTATTCAAGGCATCATGAAAGCGATGTCTACTGCTAAAGCTTTACCAGGAAAACCAATTCTAAAAACAGCCTGCGCGTTTATTTGTTCTTCTGAATTATCTGCTTCTATTGTTGAAGACCCACAGGCAATGACTATTCTTACGGATTTATATGACCGTAATTATAACGCAGCAGATTATGGTTCTCTCTTAAAACAAGAACAATATGACTTAAATAAACCTACAGTCACAATGTTCAGTGCAACAAATGAATCTCATGCCAATGAATTCTTTTCTCAGAAAGAAATTGGTGGAGGATTCTTTGCGCGCACTTTTATTGTATTTGAGACTGAAGAAAATAGAATTAATTCATTAACAAGTGCGCACACTACAACATTAGATTATAATAAACTAGCTGAATACTTAAAAACTTTATCTCAATTATCAGGTCCGTTCTTACCTCTATCAAAAAAAGAACCAGATGAAAAATACCAAATTCCAATTGCTGACCCCCAAACTAAACTTACAAGTTACTACACTGAAGCCAGTGCAATTTACGACCAGTGGTATTATAACTTTAGAGCAGAAGCTAAAGGCGTTCGTGATTCTACGGGAACTCTCAATAGAATGGGAACTTCTGTCCTTAAAGTTGCCATGTTACTTTCCCTTGGCGAAAAACCAGAACTTGAACTTACACCCTCAGCCGTAGAAGAAGCAATTGAAATTTGCACTAAATTAGTCGGTAATGTTCGCAAAATTACACTTGGCCGCGGAACACAACATGATACAAGTGGAGGACAACGAAAGATTCTTCTTCTTAGAGAACTACTTGATAGAGAATCTCATAGCATTACTAGAGCAATGCTTCATAAAAAATATTGGCTACAGGGTTCAGTATCAGAATGGGATGATGCAGTAGTTTCTGCAAAAGAGGCGGGATTAATTGAAATTGTAAACTTGAGTGGTTCTCTTGTTTATGAAATGAATCCTGAGAGGGTTAAAGAACTAAAGGAATTTCTTGCAGGTAAGGGTAAATCATTATGAATATTAAAGAACTCGAACATAAGATTCTTTTAACTCTTGAAGAAGATGACTCTATTCCAGATAACTCATATACTAGACTTGAAGATAAGATTAAAGCTTGGTTTGAAGAACTGCGAATTAGTATCATGGGTAAATAATGAAACTAACCGACCTTCAATGGCAAATTGGTTATCTCTTACGTAATTCATCTCTTTCAGATGATGAACGAGTTAGAATTGAACGTGAAATTGTAGAGTTAATTAATAAATTTGGCACAGAATTAGTAACTAATTTAGGAGTAATGTTTAATGGAGACAGTGAACATTAAATGGTGTGTTGAGTATCATTTTGTTAAAGACACATTACAACCAGTTCTATTTATTATTAATGATTTTGATTCTGTTTTAAATGTAATTAGAGTAATTCATTTTGAAGATGAAGTTTTTAGAATTTCAATATGGCAGAGACGTGATGCAAAATAAAGGTAATCTTCATCGCCAATGGAAGTATGATGAAAAGCCACCCAATCAAGAATTAGTTGAAATTATTCTTAGAATTGAATCTAAAATAATTAAAGCTTATGCTGTATGGGGAAATCCTAAAGAAGGAATTCTTCCACATTGGGAATCTGAGGATAGGAATATTCATTATCCAATTGATAATATAACAGCATGGCGATACCTGAACTAGATTATAACTGCCCCAAATGTGGAGCAAACAAAAAGGACCTGGAAATTCTCTTAAGATTACAAGAGAAAATCCAGGTCCTATGTTCCGTTTGTTCTAAAATTTCAGTTATTATTATTGAAAAGTAATATCTTTCTTCCTATTCCATAGACTTGGTGGTAATAAAGTTGGACTCTTTTTGCCGGGCTGGTAGGTATTACTACCCACGCCTACCAGACCCGGTAGTAATGTCCAAGCTAATTCAGGGTCTTCTTGCATAATTTCACTTAAATCTTGAAGAATAATAGGAGTAAAGGTTCTTATTGCTTGGTCACCCATTTCAAAAGGCTGTGCTTTATTAGCCCTCCAAGGGCCTGTAGCAAATCGAACATTAGGAGCCATCTTATTTTCTAAGAAATTTAAGACATCATTTTCTGGCGTCGGTCCAAATGCTTTTCCAGAATATCTCCTATCAGCAGCCTGCCTAGCTTTATCAAGTCCACCCTTAGCAAGTCTAGATGCTAATACAATATATTGCTGAAAACCCCCCGCCGGGTCCAAGCGCGTATTACCAATTTTGATTTTACCAAAATCAGTAGACTCAGGGTCTAAACTTACCTCAGCACCAGCTTGTTTAGCAAGTCCTGCCATAGTAGTCCAAGTTACTGCCATTCCCATCATAGACTTAAGGTATTCTTTACGAACCTCAGGTCTAGTAAATACATAATTCTTTGGATTAAGCATCTGAACGCGCGATGCCATTAATCTTGGTGAGAATAACATATTATTTAAGGCACTAGCAGCACCCTCTAAATCCATTTTTTGACCAAATTTTAGACTACCCCGACCAGAAGCATTATTCACAAAGTTTGCTAATTCTTTAGCCAAAACTAAATCAGTTTTAGCGGCTGGATTAGCTGCAATAAGTGCATCAAATGCGTCTGCTCGAAGTTTATTAGCAAATGCATTATAAGCTCTATTCGAGCCTTTAATACCTCTACCAATTCCTGGAATTTGACCAGCTATCTTAGAACCTAATTCTTCCTCTCGATTAGAAACTAGGTCTGTAATTGCAAGTCCTGCTTTCTGTGCAAGACTCTGCTCAACTACTTCCTTACCAGTCTTAGTCTTAATAATTCGTCCACGGAAATTAGGACGATTAGCAATTGAATCCATTACACCTTTATAGGCTTCATCAGAGCCGAAAGACTTAATCATATCAGGCCATGCTTTCCACCAGCCCTTAGTATGAATAAGTCCTAACCCCTGACGTAATGGGAACGATAAGTCAAATGCAGACTGAAGCGCACGAGGTAATCCCATCCACTCCTGAAGTCTACTATTCTCCTGAGCTTTACTAGGACTGCCACCGGGAGCGAATTTATCAGGCTTAGGTTTTCTGATATTACCGGGAAGCTCAGTCTGATTCGCATTAGTTAGATTACCAGCTTCTCCAGTAGCCTTAACTGTAGATTCAGGTAACCGCACGTCCTTCATTTCTCCCTGACGCGCGTCTACTAATTGTCTAGTAGCAGTAGTATCAACTCCCTCAGCAGCGAACTTAGTCATTGGCTTATAATCTGATTCAAGGTCGAACATGGTTCCCTGAATCAAATCATTGAAGTCAATTTCTTCATCCGGATTAAGCCGCTGCCCATCAGGAACAGGCTCGCCAGTTTTAGCTGAATTGAAAAGCTTAGCCGTTAATTCATCAGTTAAATCAGGTTCTAATGAATTAGTCATGGGATTAAGTTTTACCTTAATCTTAGGCTTAGGCTTTTCTGCCGGAGCAGCTACTACTGGCTCAGATTTAGGCTGAGTAGCTAATGCCTCATCTACCATTGTATCAACAGTAGAATCAATATCAATCCAATCTGTATTAGGAGTAGGAATTGATTTAATAATAGGTTCAGTTGTGGTAGTTTCTAAAGTAGGTTTAGGAGTAACTTTTGGAATAGGAATTTCAGACTTAAATAAATTACCAATATTCTCTTTTCCACCCGCAATACTTCCTGCAAGTTCTGCTACACCTAATCCAACTCTTGGAAGATTTCCCTCAGATAACCCACCAATTACTTCTCCCCCACCATGTAATCCTTCAGCAGCAGATAATCCAGTTCCAGCAGCAGCTAATCCTTTACTAAGAGTTCCAAGTCCTCTCTTAGCAGCTAAAGAACTACCACCAGTAGCAGCAGCTAGTCCTAATTCAAGGGGAGACGTAAACGAACTAATTACATCTCCTAATCCTTGAATAGCACCAGCCTTAAATCCTTGAGCACCTGCTCTAACTTTACGAGCTAAATCAGTCCAAGAACCGTCACCAGTAATACCGCTATCTAAAGTAGGTTTATCAACCCAATTAGCAAGTTTATTAGCAATAGGAGCTAAATCAATTAATGGCTTATTAGCAGTCTCCCATAAATTCGGCATCATGGGGGACTCATTAACTACTGGTTCAATTACTGGTTCTTCTTCAGGAATATCTTCCCAAACATCACCAGTATCTTGCCATTCATCTTCCTGAATTATTCTGGCTGCCATGTCTTACCACCATCTCTAGAAACTAGAGTCCTAGTAGCACCTGTTTTAGCATTACGCTGAGTCTTACGCATTAATGGACTACCAGGTCTAGTAGTAGCATTAGCATCAATAGGAGCATTACCTCTAAGACCAGGACTACTAGGTTGTCCACCTAATGCTGCACTACCAACTCCAGCAACTAAGGGAACATTACTAGCTCCAAATGTTTTTCTAGCCTGTGGAAGACGAACCGCATCAGGAGCATTAATAAGAGATTCTAATTCAGTTTTATTTTTCTCAAAAATTTCACGTTCAGTAGGAGCAACTGGAGCTTCAATAGCTTCTCCACCGCTAGCTGCCGCTCGAATTCTAGCAGCTTCTTCCATTGCAGCAGCACGAATATTTGCAGCTTCAGTAGATGCTGCCGCACGAGTAGCAGCAGTTTCACCCGCTGATTCTCCACGAATATTTGCAACTCTTTCAGCTCCTGCACTAGCCTCCCGCTGCTTAACCCAATCATTAATAGACTTAGCAGTTTCTAAAGCATGTCGCTGATTAAAATCAGCCTGCATTCTTTCTCTATCGCCCATTTCTCCGGGTTTAAGATTACGAGCAGCCCAATCTTGAGTTTCAACTTGCTTCTGACGCATTTCATTCTGGCGACGCTTATCAATGTATTCATCATTAGCAGCCATTGCATCAACAATGCGGTCAGATTCAATATTTTTTTGTCTCTGAGCAGCTTGGTCTTTTTGAAACTTTAATTGCTTATCGAACATTTCAGGCTGCTGATTATAAACAACATCCATTTTAGGAGCAGAATTTAAATTAGTTACAGTATCCATCCAATCAGGATTAGACATACGCGCGCCTACACGACCCATATTTCCGCGTCGCATTGGAGCCATATCTTCTGATTCATTATCTCGCTCTACTAAATCCTTAGCCCAAAGATAAGGGTCAGATTCTCCAGCGCGAATTTCACCAGTAGGTGCCCAACGTCCTAATGATTTTGGTTTGCGGAGGTTTTCCATAAATGAAGTAATAGCCATTATCCCCTCCGCCTACCCATAGAACTAACAATATTAGTCTTGTAACGCTGTTTATTCTGAACAGCATTTTGGGTCTGTCCACTTTGATTAGCAACCTGATTACCAAAAGTATTTACAAGAGCAGGCGTAGTGCCATAAAGAGAAGTCATACCCTGTAATGCTTCTAATGGCGCACGCGATTTAGCATTACTTACTCTAGACATACCTTCAAGTAAGTTACCTTTATTTGCGCTAAAATCAATTTTATTTCGCGCATTGGCTTGCGTAGCCTGATTCATTCCCTGTGTTTTGCTATTAGCTAAATTTGCAAATTGCGGAGCAGCCGTTAATTTACCCTGCTGCACCATTTCAGCAATCTTAGCATTAACATTAGTTGTAGCACCGGCAATACTTTCAGAACCCTCTCGGGCCATACGCGCTGCGGTAGCATTATATGATGGAGAATAACCACCACTTAAAGAACGATTACGCCCCATCTCGCGTTCCATATTCGCATAGACTGCGCGAATAGGAGAAATGCCACGAGCACGTAAATCACCCCGTTCTGCTTCATTTAATCCACCAGTTTCGGAAAGCTCACGAAGCTTTTTAAATGCTTCTTTTTGCTCACCAGATTCCTGATAACCAATATCAGTATAATCTCCCATTCCTTCTAGGAGAGACTTATACCGGCTCATTAAATCATCGGATTCTCCGCTACCCTGACCAAGAACATTCCGATAACCTTGCATAATCTCATCGTAATTTGCACCCTGTGTAGGGATAGAAGAACGATAAGCATTCATTGTATTAGAAGTATCTGCCTCAGGTTCATTACTTCCCCAAGGATTATACCTCTTTCGATTTCCTAATGCACCACCTGGAGTATATCCAGCACTTAATGCCATTATTAACCCCTTACCATTCCAGTAAGAATAAACCCTTTGTCATAACCTAATTCAGGTAAAAAATTACCTGCTTCACCTGAAATAGAAGTTACTTCTAAAGTACTGGGATTAATAAGCATACCATCAAAAGAGCGATTCACCGGTAACTTAATCCTATCACCGGGACCATAAGCAACATATCCAAAAAGACCATCAGAGCGAATAGAACCATCTACTCTAAATTCACCAACAGCTTCAAATACACGAGTATTTCTCCAGGTAGTTCCAGAATGATGCAAAGTTCCATTACAGAGCCCTTTTGGAAGCATTGCAATTAATTGGGGAACTGTAGTAAAACCTGGCATATTTAAAAAATCTTCATCCCATTTAATACCGGGTGAACAAAGATAAGTAAAACTTTGCCGTGTAATACAAGATGCAGCAGCAATTAATCCCATTGCAGAAGCATTAAGTTCTTCTTTATTAGCAGTTACAGATACCCATTTACCAACACCAACAGGTTCATGGTCTGCGCCAACTACACGTATTTGAGAATAATATTCATAGCCATCATTATTATAGTGACGAATTTTATCCCAATATCGCCCATCACGGTAGCCATGTTTGTAATAACCACGCTGGAAGTTAGCAGTATATTCCTCTGCTTTAAGAATATCTACATAACCAGAATATGAAGTGAGTGCATATTCGATATCTGGATTTTTTCGTCTAATAATATCAACTAAACTTTTGATATCAGCCGCGCTAGCACCAATAAAAGTATCTCTACTTTCATTTACTTCACCGGGAAAAATAAAATATTCTTGGCCATATTCATAAATAAGATTAGCAACATTAGTATATAAACTGACTAAATCTTGATAACTAACACCATTCAAATCCCCCATTGATAAATGCATCTTAAGCCCACGCTCAATGTGCATTTCAATATTTTTTCTAATCCAATTATAATAATTTTCAGTTACTGCCGGTGAGCAGCCTCTATTACCCCAAAATGAATTACCTTGTTTAAACCACATCAATGTTATCCACTGCCGAGTAAAGTGATAACCATATTCAGCGGCTAAATCAAGAATTGGTGTAATATCTTTACCTTCAGTTTGGCAAAGAAATAAATCACCAGTATGTAATCCTAATGGATATACAGGTCCAGTAGCATCTTCCCAAGTATTTTCGTTAATTCGGACGATGCCTTTAAGCGAATTAACGGGATTAAAAGATTCAGGTTTTGGATATGGATTAGTTGTATTATACCATTCAACTAATTTTTGACCAGTTTCATATTGCGCCCATGCAATTCGATAAGATGGTTCTCTATCGAAATAACGTTGCATAGCTTGGCCTAAAAAAGAACAAAGATGTGACCAAGCTAAATGTTTGAAATCAACATTAGTTTCATTAGCATCAATAATGGGATAGCATTCTTTATAAAGAGAATGAATCTCATTATCCCCTACATGAGTTGGTGGAATTGGCATTATCAATAATCCTTATTCATATCTAATTAATAGAGCTTCTGTTCCACCACCAGGCCCCTGCCAACCAGTAGTAGTAATACCACTTGTGCCTGGTAATGAATAATACGTCCGACTAACTCCATATACATAAACAGATGGAGTTCCATTAATTGCAATATTTTCTGTGAAATATCCAGCAAAATTCATTCCAGGATTCATAAAAATTCCCTTAGAATGAAGTATTGGAGCTACAATTACTTGACTTCCACTAGCTGCTGTTGCACCCGGGGGAAATAATGCTGGTGCAGTAATAACTGTAGTAGGTCCAATATCTCCAAGAGTAGTAGACCACACCGGAAAGAACTTAGTAGATGTAGCAGTTCCGGCTGCTGTGTTATTAAATACTGCTAATACTGCTTCACTTGTATCATTACCTGATGCATCTTTAGAACGTTCAAACCCAAAGAACATTCCATAACCACCAGCAGTAGTAAATCCACCAATCATACAAAAACGATTAGTAGAACCTGAACCAATTACAGAACATGCTCCAGCTACAGTCGCGCATGCTGCAAGATAAGTAGTTGATAAATTTCCAGTTAATGTTCCAGCACCATTAGAGCCAGAACCAAATTGAACTCTAATACATGGTGAATCAACACTAGAACTTTCACCATATTCAATTTTAATATAAACTGGAGCAGTAGCCTGTAATGTATCATTAAATCTCCAGATTTCATACCCCTGGAAAGTATTAATACCCGCAGGAGTAAGAACAGTAACCCAATCAATTTGACCAGTATCAGCAGTTTGAACTAATCCAACTGCGGCCATTTGATTTGAAATATAATCTCCCCATAAGCGAAAATTTGCATCAGAAGAATTAGTCCATTGCGCTGGAGTTGCAGTAAATGACGCCATTTTTCACCTAAGGAGCTAATGTTGCTGAAATTTCGAAACTTAAATAAGTTTCATTGGCTGTAGTATCAAATACACCGCCACCAATTTTTTCAATATATAAAGTATTAGTAGAAATACTATCATCATAATAAATATAGGTATTAGTAACCGAAGCTGAATTTTCTCGGATGCTAATAAATTGCGCGAATTCCCCAATAATATTAAAGGGAATTGTAATTTGTAATTTTGTTGGAGCCGTTCCACCAACAGAAGTAGTTTTTACATATAATGCAATACGAACATTATTTCCTACACCAACAGTTCCAGGAAATTGTTGATATTGCCATCTTGCAACATCACCTAAAGCTACTGTCCATGTAGGTGTAGTTCCACCAGCAGCAGTAAAATCACCAGCAGCAAATGTAATGTCTTGCCAAGGATATTCTGGTTCATCCGGAATTGGTGGTAAATCTTGCCATTGAGGCAATCCACTAGTAACAGTAAGAACTTGACCAGTAGTTCCAATTGCACGCCTAGTCCATAATGGACTATTTGACGGATTAATCGGATTAGGAGGTGCAATAAATGCTAATTCAGGTGGATAATACGCGTAATTATTTCCAATTACAAAATCACTTGTAATAACTTGATAACCAACGCGCAATCCAGTGAAATTCTCTACAAGTCGTGCAAGAAGAAAGAAATCAGTATAATCAATTGATAATAATGAATTAGGTGGAGTAACTGGAATAAATGCTAATTCAGGCGGCGCATAACCCATTGAATTTGTAGGGGTATAATTACCATGATATCCCGACATATAACCCGCACGGATTCCTACAAAATTCTCTACAACGCGCGCATTTAAAATGAACCCGTAATATTCACCAGTAATAGTAGGACCAGCTGTTGCATAAATTAAATCACCTAATATGGGTGTTGCAGGAACTGTATCAAGATGAGTTAAACTTAATAATCGATGAAATAATCCATCAGTTCCAGGTTCAATTTGAACAACTAATGCACCATCAACAAATGCTAAATTATCTCCTAATGGAATCTCTACCATTACTCCAGCAGGACTACTAGGATTACCAACTAAACGAAGTGCAGTTACATTTTGAATTTTAGCATAAGTAACTGCTGCGGGTTGAATTGTAGCAACAACATTACCAGGTCCAGTAGCTATTACATCAGTAGTTAATCCAGTAATTGCTAAAGGACTCCCACCACTACTAGCAGTAGCAGCTACAGTATCTACTTCAACTCCTAAATCTTGTAAAAATTGAATAAGTTGATTTATAACCTGAAAAAGAGGTTGGTCTGTTCTGCTTAAACCACTTGTCTGTAACTGTGATTTGAGATTGGCAAGTTTATTATTAGCCATAACAGTTACTGTGGATAATTAGTGCCAACTGGTTTCAAATAAAAAATAATCTGACGAAGTTGAAAAGTAGCACCAAACTCAGTAGTTTTTAATTCTAACTGAGCTTTCTGTTGCTCAAAATTAGCATGTAAATTTACATATCTAACTGAGGTTAACTGCATAGTAGTGTCAGCTAAATTAGTTTCCTCAGATTCGCTTAGAGAAATTAATTTAGCCGACATTACTCCGCTGCCAAGAAGTCTCATGCGCACTTGGCCGAAATGATTAATATATTGGCCGCCTGGCATATTATTCTCCGACAAAAGCAGTTTTAATAAAAGGGTCAGGAATCTTAACATCCTGACTAGAAACTACTGGAATTCGCTCATAAAGAGTATCGTAAGCCTGGCCCGAAACTAATGTATAAATTCCAGAAGGATTACCAATTGCTTGAATAATAGCAGCCCCACCTAAATCCATGCCTGAACCAATTCCATCAGTTCCCATTATATAATCAAGTGGAGTAATAATAGAAAGAACTAATGTGCTGGCTGGCCCATAACAAATTGGAAAAGTAGAAAGAGGCTTAATTGATACGTTTACTGTTCCAAACATATTAACTGGAAGATAATTAAGAGTGGGAGAAAGAACGCTCACTACTACATCATCAAATCCAGTGCGTGAAAGAGTTATAACTACTCCACCCGTTCCAGATGGTAAAGTCCAAGAAAATTCACCCGTAACAGGGTCATCAATTTGAAGAGTGGGTAACGGGTCAATTACTGGACAAAGAGATTCATCAGCAGTCCATATTCCCTCATACATCATTAAGGGAACGTCTGCATTTATTCCAGCCGGTTTCTGAATTTGTGGTTGTAATGCACTTAATGAATTATAAGTTTGTGATGCAATAAGTCCTGTTGCAGATGTTGAAAGTGCAACTGTAATTGCAGCATTAAAAATCCAAATACCTGATGCAAAAGGATATGACATTGTAGCTGGAACATACACAAATCCAGCATTAGAAATACCTAAAGCACCAGCATCCCACGAATTAATAACTGAACCCCCAGCTACTAAAATAGGATAAGTTGTTAATCCACCACTAGCATTTCCTGCAGGAATACCATTTCCTAAAGGTTGTGCAATACTATTTACTTGAAATCCTGCTGGTAAATCTGCAATTGTAAATGTTCCAATATAAATATCAGAATCATCATATAACTGAATATTTTGATTTCCAGTAATAGTAACAGTTGCGGCTCTTGGGGCAACTCCATCTCCCCTAATAATATAATAACCTGCTGGAACTCCAGGATTAGGTAATCCATCTAATGTCCAACCAATACCACCAAAATCAATAGCAGTAGTTATAATTCTAATTCTTTTAGCCATATTAGGAGCACTCGAATCGTGGAGTTATACGAATAGACGAGCCAGCAATAGGTGTAAAAGGAACATTAGCCGCTGGTAATCTTTCAGCCCAACGAAGAACGTTAGAAGCATCTACAACAAAATAACCATAAATAGTTCCAGGAGCGTTTGTTGGACCAGTAAATCCGAAGATTTGAATTAAATATAATCCAAAACTAGGATCTCCAGGAGTAATTGTCCAGCTTCCTGCAACTAATGTTTTGGACGCGTATCCACCTCCAGCTACTTCTGTATAACTGGCAGCAGTATCACCCTCTCCTGGAACTATATTATTACTAAATAATTTTAATGTAAGATTTTCATCATTTAAATATTTATCAAGAGCAATTTCTTCCCCGACATTTGGTATTACTAATGACATTATAACCCACCTTCTGATGCAATAATTACATCATTAATGTTAACTAATGCAACAGCATTAACCTTAAAGTTAAATAACCAAGGTGTCCATCGAATATTTTGTGGGTCTAATCCATCTGAGTAATCACCAACAAGTAATCTTCTATCTGGAAGTGTAATATAAAGTATTTGATTTATTGCATCATTAACAATTTGAACATAACGAAAGAGTGTCTTATCTTGACTAATCCAGAAATTACTAATTTTCCAACTTAATTCCGGAAGCGCGTATCGTCCATTGAAGACGACGATTCCTCTTTGCGTGGCCACGATAAGATAATCAACAGTAGAACTACCGGAATCGATAACAGTAGCAATTCCATGAACACTAGTTCCTAATGATTGGTCAACAGTTGATAAGGGCCAAGTGGCGGGAATATCATCATTATCAACATAAGAAACAGTTCGATTACGCTTCATCAAATACATGACGTCACGTAATTCAGCTCCATTTGTAATCGGATTTCCATCTAATGGAACAACAATTAGTCCATCAATCTGATTAAAGGCTTCTGGTTCGCCGGCTGAACTTACATATGCAATACTGATATCAGTAAAAGTAGTTGCAATTACAAGTCGATTATGATAGAAAAATAATACAGCTCCCGCTGGAACTGTTTCAAAATTATCTAATAAATGACTTGCATCACTTAATAAATCTGCGTCAAAGAAAGAAATATTATTAAGTGTTGTTGTAACGTTATCATTAATTGTAGCACCCGGAATAAAGTAATACGTATAACCAGTAGTGTTACCTGTGTATCCAGTAATTACTTTAGTTGCTACAATATGTCGTTTAACAATGGATGAACTTCCACTAACTGGAATAGTAGAAAATGAAACAGAAAGAGCAGCACCAGTTGTAAAAGTTTGAAATGCTGCTGGAGCACTTAATGCACCTGTATCACTTTCAAATACTACACCGAATAAATGTAATCCAGGGTCTGTATTACCAGCAGCACCATTAGCAACTGTTACTGTTCCCGTAGGTGTAGGAACACCCGCTTCTCTAGCAGCAGAACCAGTTCCTAAATAAACATATAACTTTCGGGTAGATAATCCTTTTTCAATAGGAATACCACCAGTAGTAAAAGTCCCAAAGGGACTAATATAAGCCCGACCCGCGTATGGTGCAAACGCGAAATCACTCATTCCAGCGAGAGTAAGAATGGGACCAAATACAGTGGTTGAATCTACCACATGATAGAGATTACCAGTGGTTCCATCATAAGTTAATGCAAGTAAGGTATTTTTATCCTGCGTAATATAGTTATAAATACGCACTACATTTCCAAGCGGAGTAACTACATTTTGACTTCTAGCTACACCTGGTCGCGTTCTAATTGCACCAATACCAAAAAATTCAATATTATTGCAATCAGTAAAATGGTCCATAGGGACTTGTTCATCATCCCCCTGGTCATATAGTCCCATGAAATCGTCAATGGGTAATGCTACATGTTCCATTAGTATCGTCCCCGATTTTTATACGCTTGACGAAATGGACGACGACGAGTAGTAATAGCCTGACGTCCCTTACTTTCAATTCCAATAGTTCTATCTAAACTTGTCTGAGCATTAACGTCCATGTCTTCAGCTTTTTCAGTATCATTTTTAACATATCGACAGAGAAGGGCTGCTGTTCGATAATTTAGAAATGACTGACCATTAATAAGACTTATTTGACTATTAGCATCTACAACTTCAGCAATTTCTTTAATATAATCTAATTTTAAATCATTAATTTGGCTACTAGAAGGAAGATGAATAGCATTATCATACCATGCCCAAAATAAAAATGAATATAAATCCTGCCCATCTAGCCAATGTGGTAAAAAATCTCGTTTAGTTAGTGGAACATATGGTCCTTGTCCAGTAGAACGAAACCATACTTGACGAATATCAACTAAATCTTGGGGTAGAGCCGGAGTAGTAATATAATTAATAAGTGTAGTTCCAGCTGGAATTGTAAGAACAGTATCAGAAAAATTAGTTACGGGAGAATTAGAAAGTTCTAAATACTCCCGTAACTCCAGCATTGCCATATTTATGTAGGGAACTTGCACGGTGTTGTTGTAAACCTGACCGGCAGTATCATTTAGTAATGAACGAACCTTTGTCATTACAGCGCCAGCCGTGAAATTCGGAGTTGCCATTTTTTATCCTACTTTAGGTGCTTCAGCCAGTCCCAACTTAATTGCAAGTTCCTTATCTACAATCATTTTACAATGAGTGCAAATTGGAAACTGAGGATTACGTGGATTACCACAAGCCACACAAGCAATATTTTGAATTGTCTGGAAATCACGAATCCAAGGTTTATCAATTTGTAAAGTCTTTGCTGCCATGCGCGATTGGTCATCAATCGCTAATGGATTCTGATTACTACGGGCCCAAAGACTATCAGCTTGTTTAATTAAAAATTGATACCAAGCTAACTGATGAAGATTCATACGGGTTAATATATGCCCATACTTCTTCTTAACTTCTTTAACGTCAGTATATTCACCTGGAACGTGAAATATCCCCGGCTGACTTGTGCCAAGAGTAACGCCATTCATTGAATTAATATAATCTTCAACTAACGCGCGTCCGATTAATACTGATGAAACAACAATTTCTAAGAGGGGCTGTTCTGGGTCAGTTTCTTTCCACCAACTAGAAGGACCAATTACTGTTAACGAGGGTTCTTCCAACGTTCCCTTAGGGATAAAAAATGAACCTGGCTGAACTGTTAAAATTGTTTCAGTAATATCAAATGGTGCAATTGAAACAATTGTAGTCTTATCAAAAGGATTAACTTCAGCCCGAATCGTGCGACGATGTAATGCTTCAAAGGCGGTAGCCATTAATTATCCCCAAACTGTTTGAACGGAACTGTGACTGCTTCTTTATAGCGTAAGGCATCGGTAACGTCCGTTTCATTACCGAATAAGTCATTCCAAATTCGTTGGAAATCTTTACGCTTTTCCTCATCTATATTTTCTACATATTTTCTTAGACCAGACCTATTACCATGTTGAGCAAAATTAAGAGTATGAATTACAAGTTGAGCTACATCTAACCGAGGTGGTAAATAACCAACTTTTTCATTTTCAAAAACCCACATACATTCATAACTAGTAAGTGCATCACAGAGTTCTGCGCGATTCATTTCTGGAACAATTACTAATTTCTCAAGAATATATCTTCCTTTAATATGTGGATATTTAGGAAGTTCCATTGGCTCAGGATAAATAAATTCAATACCACTCGGTGAAAATTTAGTTAGACGTTTTTCTCTTTGTTCTTCAGCCCAAACAATTCGCCAAATTGGTCTAGAACTAATTGTATCAATTCCAAATAAATCAGCTAATTGTTTATTTAGACCTTCAATAGATTCAGTGGTTTCCATTGAGTTTCACCCACCAAATAGTTCCATCTAAATTAATATTTTCTTTTCCAAATATTTCATTGACAGCTTGTGCAACTCCAGGCCATTCTTCATGATTATAGTCATGACCAGAAATAACTGCACCAAAATCTGCCATTGAAAGAGCATTATTAATATCATTTAATACAGATTCATATCGATGGTCGCCATCAATAAATACAAAATCTGCTTTTCTATGCTCTAATTTGAAATCATGTGAAAACTTACGAACTGGAAGAACTTTACCTACATTAATATGATTAAAAAGATTTTGCTGGAAATCATCAAATCGACTTCCACCAAGAACTTTCATAGGGTCATCATTTTGATTAAAGTATTCACCAGACCAGGGGTCAACAGCAATTACTAGTGCATCTGCTGGTGAATTATCTGCTAATGCGCGCGTCGATTTTCCACAATGCGAACCAAATTCGACAATTAACTTCTTATCTTTTGCAGTTTTTGCTAACCAACGTAATTCTTGGTCTGTCATCCAACCTTCAATTTGGGATGCTGCAAGAATTCCATCGATTTCTAATTTACTAGTATCTGTTTGTGGAACATAAATTGTTACTTGACCCGAAGCATTATAACCAGTCATCCAAGACCCATCAAACTGATGCGGCCATAAAATTAACTGTTTAATATGTCCAACCCTAGTATTCGTATCAAGAAAAACTTCAACTTCTGGATGGTTTTGGTTAAGTCGCCAGAAAAATCCAATATCATCACACCATTGTTCAGGATTAAGTTCACCCAATCTAACCCACGGACGTTCCATTTTCTTAATGACATCCGTTTTAATTAGACAGCAACCAAATCCAGCAGCTTTAATTTTAATTAATCCCTTAATTCCCTGATTAAGAGATAAATAACGACCGGCACCTTTTTCATCAAAAGTATCAAAAGCTAATGGCTGATGAGGAAATGCGTGAGATAAATATAACCCACTAACAATATCCTTATCATGAGCCAATAACTTTTTTAACGTATCAGGCTTTAGCGCCATGTCATCATCAACTAAAAAGACATGGGTGCAATTATGTAAAATTGCCTGACTAAAAATCATATTTCTTGCTACTGCCGGAGATAATCCGTTAGGACTCATTCGAAGATTATCACACGGAATTTCTAATGTATTAATATATTCATAAAATAGTGTATTTCTTGAAAAACCCGACGATGGATATCCAACCATTATCTTCATTAGAGTTCCTATGGAGGGATTTATAAGGGTCCGATTGGGTGGGAGTAGCAGCCCCTCAACTACTACTCCCACCCGCCGCTTCGTCAGTCAGCTTCTAGTTATTACTTAAAGTGCCACTTATTAGTAGACGGATTGTAAACACCAACCTGGAGAACATTGGTCGTCGGAGTGGTGACGTTAGCAATGTTACCCGTCGTAGTGAATGCAACCGGAGTAGTCGTAGTAAATACAAATGCTAACTGACAAGCACCACTAACCGGGGGTGTAATCGTAGCAATTGCAACCGTTCCAGTAATTACGCTAAGATACGTAGTAGGTGCGATTGTAGCAGCGGAAGCAATGGTAGCAGGTTTCGGCTGCTGATTGCTCTGAACAGTGCTTAAATTCTGAAAATCTAAATCTGCCATTTTTTCCTCAGCAATTAGCTAATTGGACCAATCGACCACTTATCATTCGCTTCTGAATAGACAAGTGTGCATACTCGATTCTGGGCAACAGTAGCACCGACAAGAATGTTACCACTCGTGCCGAAAACTAATGCGCCATCCTTAGGAACCACAAAGAGAATACTAGCGTTCCGGCCTCCAAGTAGCGCCGGAACAATAGTATTTACCTGTGTGCTTCCCGTGAGGTTCACTAAATCAGTCTTGGGCGAAATACTAGCTGCGCTTGCAAGAGTTGATTCAGACAGCTTAGTGCTGGAACCTGGGACCATTTAGTTTCCTTAGCTAACAGTAAACGTATACGTGCTACCAGATTTAGTAGCAGTAATCGTAGTAGCTGCCGTAATACTAACATTAACCACGACACCATTCGGTCCGGTTAGGGACAAAACGTTATTTACTGTGTCAAAATCAACAGCAGTAATATCGGGAAAAACGCCAGCAGTAAGGGCAACACCAGCACCCACAACGCCAGTAACTGTAACAGTAGCAGCCATTTAACTAAATCCCCCTATTAGTAACCAGCCGGAACGGACAGGTTATCGATATAAGCAGTAGCAGCGGGATTCGTAACGAAAAGCTGCGTGCCGCACACCATGTAGAAAATTTCCGAAGTCGCAACGCCACCGGAAGCGCCACGAATTTCAAAAATCTTCCGACCGTCAGAAGTATAGAAGCCAAGTGGTAACGTTTCACCACGACCCCACACATCTAAATTAACAACATCAATACGCGTCTTGCTCCAAGAGAACGATTCGCGCACTGACATTCCGGCCATCTGGAACTTATCGAAATACATATCCATCTTATCGGGTGAAGAACCCGATTTCTGGATAATCGAAACCAGCTGACCAATTTCCTCATAAGCCTGCTTCTGACAAGGGTGCATCCAAGCAACAGGCTTAAAATTTTCATCTAACCCAATACGATTGCCAACATAATTAACAGCAAGTCGCGGCAAGGGTAAGGTGAATGGATTGTTATTAGCATTAACGCGATTGCTACGAATTTCAGGTGTAGTCGCGCGATTCATGCCAAGCCAGTTACCAGTAGAAGCGTTCGAGTGATGATACGGAACGCCAAAAAGAGCAGGCAAGCTGGCAGGAGCAGAAATACCAGCCGTAACAATCACATCCGTTGCAACAACACCAGCAATCTGCGGAAACAGTTCGATAGTGTTATTAGCAACATCCCACTTGGTAATGGTAGCACTTCCACGGGGAGTAGCTAACGTAGTATCGTAAATCTGAACTTCCTGGTCGAAGCGCATAAGACGCGCACCGAATTCGTTAGTCAGAACGATAACGTTAAAACCACCTGCGGGAGTATCAGTAAGAACTGTGCCAATAACACCAGTTCCTGCCTGCATTGACTGCGAATCTAACTGACGACGAATTTCAAGAGTAGCATTCGTCGTAAGTTTACGCACAGCATTGATAACAGCCTTGCGGTCGCTATCAGTAGACCAATCGGCCAACTTAGTATATTCGATAGCCTCAGCCATGAAAACAGACTGGACTACCGCCTTATCATAAGTCGGGCCGCCACCACGACCTAAATCCCCACCATTCGGATTGAAATACTTGAACTTTCCACCCGGACGCAGTTCAATAGGAATGCGCATCTGACGATTAGAAATTTTCTCTACGTTCTTCTTTTCGACCGTAGCCCAAAACTTATCATCGTATTCAAATGCGCGACGAACCTTCGGAAGAACTCGCTCTAACTCAGTAGCAGCAACCTGATTTTCAACTAATGCCATTGTGGCCTCAATTAATCGTCTTCAAGAAATTTACGGAGATTGGTTCCGGGAGGTAATTTATCAGATTTTCCAGAACCATTACCATTATTTCCGCGATTAGATGAGGCTGCGGATTTGCCTGAAGCAATTGGTCCTTTACGAACCGGACGTTCATTTTTATCAGAATCACTTGAACTAGACTTAGCTAATCCCTTTAGAGCCTTACTTCGAGCCGCTTGAATGACGCCCGGCAATAGCGTTTTGGCCCTAGAGAGATAAGCTTTTCTAACTTCCTGCATAGCAGCATCAGAATATCCGGCTGTCTTAGCCCGCTGCCAATACTGTAGCAGAATCTTTTGAAAACGCGTATCAGAACTTAATTGCTGTTCTAATGCGCGCTGCGCGTCTTCAACTGCTTTTTCTCGAACATAATCAGACATTGACTCTTTTGGGTCAATATTATTCTGAATAGTATTCTTAAGAGTGTTATCGACGCGTGTTATAAGACTATCGCGTGCCGAACTAAATCGTTGCCTTTCAAAATTTTTTCGTTCTTCAGCTAATCGCTCAGCCTCAGGATTTTTCTCAACTGGCTTCGTAAGTCGAGAAGGAGGTTCAAATTTACTGCTACCAAATGCCCATTGATTAAGCAAAATGGCAACATTTTTAAGAACTTCTTGCCCTTCTTCCTGCCCCGCTTCGTAAAGATTCTGAATAGTATGCTTAGTTACATTACCAAGCAAATGGTCATAAGATTCACGGTCAATTTTTGCTAAAGTTGGAAGTAAATTATCAACTGCATGAAGATAAGATTCCCTATTGCCCTTATGAAGACCAGTAAATAATCGTTCAAGATTACCTTGCTGAAGGTCAGTTTCTAAATCTTCAAGAATCTTAACATCTTTAGCAGCAGCTTCTGCATCCTTAATAGCAGGAAAGATTTCAGTAAATTTTTGTTCTCGGAAATAAGCCGTTTCTAAATAAGGATGCTTCTTAAAGAGGTCTGGATAATCCTTAAGAATATCCTTCCTCTTAGAAGGAGTCATTAACTCAAGCTTCTCAGCAGGGGGCTCGGCTAAATCATCCTCTAAATCATCTAAATCATCCTTTTCGTCTCCGTCTTCTTCTCCAGTTTCTTCGTCGTTTTCTTCAGAATCATCACCACTATCTTCTTTACGGGAATCTTCTTTAATAGACTTTTTAGGCTTATCTTCAAGATTTAAATCCTCAGCATCAGGATTATCGTCATCTTCCTCTTCGAGCATTCGTTCCAAAGAATTTGCCGTTAAGGGTTCTGTTCCTGAACCAGTATTATTATTACCATTACCATCTGGAACATTAAAAAACGGCTCACTAGGAATTAATCTTAACATCGCCTTCTCCGGTTATAGGTGCTTCTTTATCTTGTTCATTGGGGCTTTTTAATGGAGCAGCACCTTCTCCATTAGTAGCCATTTGAGCAGCCATCATTTCATCGACAGCTTTTTTATGCTCACGAGTATGCAATAAGACATTCATATAACCGGCTTGATTTTCAGACTTAGCAAGTTGACCAGCAGGAGAATTAATCCACTTAATACAAATGGCTAATTCAATCTGATGTTCATCAAATTCTTCTACACTAACAGATGGAAACTCTAATTCTTCAGGCTGAGGCTCACCCATCATTTCCCCAATAGCAATTTCTTCTGGGTCATTTGCTATTACTAATGGTTCAGTAGCCAGCAGAACTTTGATTTCATCATACTGCTTATTACGAGCATCTTCACCAGGAATCTGGAAATCAGTAATTCCAATAGCTTCATAGATAAGTGGTAAGTTTTCTGGGGTCGCTAACATCGCAAGAATCTGCGGATTGTTAGCTTCCATTAGTTGCATAATGATATCCTTTCGCGCATTCCACGCAAGAGGAAGATTCTCATTAGCTTCTAATTCTACACTCCCAAGTTTACCCTCTAATTCAGCTTTACGAATAGTAACATTTACGAAGTTACCATTATCAAGCTTAACAAAACGTTCATCTTCAACAAGATTCTTAATATAAGCAGGGATTACTTTACCATAAATAGTTTTATGGAAAGTTGTGAACATTTTCCAAGTATTCTGGAGTCTCTGTAAACTTTGAGCACGACTCATCGAATACTGACTAGCAGTTTTACTTCCCTGAATATCACCACCAAACAATGAAGGCATCGCACCTGATGCCATTTGTCCAAGTGATTGAATATTATCTCCAAATGCTAACGATTCTCCAGGAAAGGTAGCAGTTCTAACTTCGTAGAACGCATTTTCAAGACTATCGCTACCAACTTTTGGTCTGGCAGGATAAATTCCACCAGGTAAAACCTCTTGCTGACGATAACCATCAAAATCTAAAACATTAGGGTCAGCAAAAGTCTGAGGAATACCATGTTCTAATGACTGTAATTGAAGTGCAATTAAATCATTAGTAATTTCTTGAACAGAAACAAGGAATAATCCAATTGGATTAAATGTTAAATAATCACTCATTGGATTTCTTGTGAGAGTCCAATGGTCGTCTAAATTTTCATCCTCCGCTTCTGCAAAAGTTTCATTTAATAAAACTACTTTTGCACCATTTGGATACTTTTTCGTTAGTAATTTAGTATCTTCAGCACAATGAATCTGAAAAGCTTCCGGTCGTAACCATCCATTACGAACCGTAATCATATTACTAGGTTCTTCACCCTGATACTGAAGATTTTGTCTGCCCTGTCTTTCAGCAGTTTCAAAAGAAGGACTTTTATTCTGTCCAATCTTCTCGCGTAATTCAGGATTATCAGCGTAATGATGTCTTACAGTTGCGTAGTGGGATTCGTATGCCTGAATTAAATAAGGAATATCTTTTTGTGTGCGAGCATAATTTGGAACTTTAACATAAAGCCCACCATATACTTCGATACACTGTCTAGATTTTGGATGAGTAGTAACTCCTACAAGTCTACTTACAGTAAAAGGTCGCTGAGTAATTTTAGGAGCAAGAACTGATAAACACTCTGGACAAATATTACTATCCGGCTTATTTTGAAGAGCATCACCAAGTTCTACATTATCGGGGTCATACTCATCTTTAAGTGAATCTGTTAACTGAGTATCAGCAACATTAAATCCACAATTAGTGCAAATTTCAGCCGGCTCTTCAATTTCTTCTATTTCTTCTACTTCTTCATATTTAGGAGTATTATAAGTTCCATACTCATCAGAATCCTTCGTATAAGTATAAGCAGCTACCATTCCTTCAGTGCAATAGATAAACAGCGCCTGAAGCCAAAGTAATTGCCCATCATTATGACGAAAAATTAACTCTGCAATCTTATCAGAAGCTTTCGCAGTCTGTAAATCTAATGGATTATCCGCATCATCTGGATAACACTTAATGGGTGGAACTAAAACAGAGAGAGCAGCAATGATAGACTCAAGATAAGCCCTAAAAATATTAATCGGTTTATCATACGAAGTCTGGTCGCCAGAATCATCTGATGTATCTCCATCCCAGATACGCCAATCATGAGCGACTTCATCATACCAAATCTGTGTAAAGCCTTCCCATAATAATTTTAAACGCTTATACTGGCGTAACTGGCGTTCGCGCGTAGCAGAATCTTCTTTCCAAAAATACTCTACAGTATCCTTGAGAAGTTCTTCAACGCGCGTATCTTCAGCAGTCTTTGCCATTATTATTTACCAGTTAAGAATCGAAGTCGTCTCTGGCCCTCTCTAGTCGTAGCATCAAGACTAGCAGGATTCATATATTCTGCAACTTCTGGGTCAAGATATTCCATTCGTCCAGGGGGAGGACTATTCATATCAATTGGAGCAGTCCTACTTGGATTTGGTGCTCTCATATTAAATTCTGGTGGTAATGCTGGATGCGACTGTCTAATAGCAGTAGCCGATTCAGCTGGTCCAGCAACACGACCCATTCCTGATAATGCTCTACTAGGACCAGTAGGCATCATTCCAATTTTCATAGCATTAGGGTCTTCACCAGCCATACCACCAATATTAGATAGTCCTAACATATCGGCAATACGAACTAATGGCTGTTCAGCTAATGATTCATACGCGCCTCGAATTGTATCTCCTACTCTTTCCTTTCTAGTAGGAGCGCGCATTACTGGAGTATCTCTAGGCATTTTCCCTCACTTCTTCTAATTCTTTATCTAAACTTTCTTCAGTTACAGGAGTAATACCTTCAGCTTTAAGACGTTGATTTTCTTGTGCTTCAAGTCTCTTTTGCTGTTCTAATTCTCTACGCCTAATAGCCCAATTCTTTGCACCAGCAATCATTGGAACATTTTGAAAATTCGGCTTAGGAGGACTAATCTGTGTCTGCTCTAACAATTCACGCTCGTATTTAATCTTATCGAATAACTGCTCTAAAAGCTTATCATTATTTCTATAAGCTCTTTCGAGTTCAATTCTAAGAACTTCTACGATTGGATTAGAGTCCTGTAGATTCTCAAGCTGTTTATATAAACGAGCAAGCTCGGCTTTAAGATTTTCAACTACAGGATTAATTTCTTTAACTTCTCTATCTACTGCACATTGCTCACAGTGTGGATTAAATAATTCATGAAAAAATCGAGTGAGGGGATTCATTTACTAACGACCTTTCCTACCATAGCGTCTTACTGCTTTTACACCAACACCTGTTGATTCCATTTGACGCATATTTCGATAAAATGCTGTCCAATCACCATTAGTTTTAAACAAATCATCAATTTCCTTTTGCTGCTGAGCTTTTTTCATTCTTTCTTGTGACATATTAACAAATGAACTTACTGAATCGACAAAGTAACGTAATCCATCAACTGGGTCGTCTCCATCAAATTCAGCAATATCTTCTACATTTGTTTTATCATAAACACAAGCTTTAATTGCATCTACAACAGCCGGAATTTCTCGTTGGGGATTTGCATCTCGAAAAATTTGAAGTTTAGGAATATTAGTTTCTTCTTCCTCTTCTTTAAATCTTTCTAAATAAGCTTTATAAGCTTCATCACCTTTTAGTCTAAAAAGTGATTGAGCAAATTCTTCATTATATATTGGCTTTTCAGAAGCAGCAATAATAGGTCGTGATTTCCATCGTAAATACTCATGAATCATCATCTTACCAGAAATACGACTTCCTGGTTTATTACCTGATAATTCAATTGGCCTACCAAGTGCTGAACTAATTTGCTCCTGAATTGTGTGTTCTTGACCTCTATCTTGGCCTGCTGATTGACAAAATTTAATTAACTCAGGCTTTTCTTCATCAACAAAATGCTTTACAACTGGAGCCCATTCTGCAATCTTAACTTTCTGGAAAGTAAGTTCTCTATAAAGATATACTTTACCAGAAGGACTAATAGCACCAAAACCAATCCATGTCATTGCCCTGAAACCCCAATCTCCTATGACAATACGCGGCCAATAGGATGGGATTTCAAATGAATCAATTACATGAATAGCATTTTCAGGTTCATTAGGATAATGAAACTCTCTAAATTCTTCAAATACTTGCCCCTCATAAGCATTCCAATCACCAAGTTTAGCTCGCTTTTCAGCCTCTGGTAATGCTTCTAATGAATCCTTGTATTCGGGGTCAAGATGTGGATTATCTCGGAAAGTAGAATGGACATAAAATCTTTTTAGTCCAGTCTTATTATCCTTAATAATTACATTACCAGCTTCTCTCGGCTTAACAAATCGCTTGTAAACAAAAGTATGACCAACTCCACCAGGCATTCCGGCTCCCCGAATAATTTTCGGAAGAACTGGATTAGAACCTCGAACGCGCGTAAAACCGATATACAAATACATGTATTCGATTAAATGCGTAAGTTCATCTGGAGAGAAGATATTGTATTCGGCGCCATCATATTTATGAACATCTTTTTCATGTTCAATATGACCTAACTGAACTTGTGCGCCTTGATTACCCATTCTCCCACCTGAACCAATTTGGTCAGGTCTAGGAAAAGTCCATACCATATCACTACCATTATACGTTGCGCCGAATGGTAAGTAATACTTTCTACTTCTCGAAACAATTTCTTTCTTTAATTCCGCATGAGTTCTACGAGTAAAGAGTTGCTTAAAATCTGGATACTGGTAAAGTTGTAATCCTTCTGATGTTTTAAGAAGAAGTGGAAGCATGAGTAATAAATCACTCTTACCGCCACCTACTCCACCACCGAAAAAAGCTTCTTTAATAGTCCAAGGAAGACTAGCAAATTTAGCTTGTGGTGGTGTAGGTTTCCATTCTAAAACATCAGAAGTCATATTAGAATGCCGGAACTTCTAACCATGAAACATTAACAGAAAAAGCCCAAGTCATAGTAGCGGGACCAATAATACCAGAACGAATTACGAATCCTTCCTGATTAGCTAATACTAATGGATAACCACCTTCTTGATTAGCATTAAAAAGTTCAGTTAATGGAAGAATTGTAAGTGGTAATGAAGTAGTAATAGCACCAGTGCCGATGCCATATGAAACGTTACCAATATCAGTAGTATCTAATGTCTTAGTTCCAGCAGTTAATCCAGCCGTAGTAGAAATACCAGCATCGTTAACTTCTGAAGTTGCAAGACTAGTTCTTAGATTCGCATTATCACCAGTTAAAACTATGCGCGAACCACCAGAACCCGCGACAGTCCAAGCGCGTGCTACTGTCATTCGCATTGATAGTAATGCAGCAGCCGTAGCTGCTACGTTAGCACCAGCAGAAATAGTAACACGATTAATAAGAGCAATACGACTAGCAGCCGTAACATAACGAAACTGAAAAATTTCAGCGTTAGCTGCTAATGCCGCTGCCATAGTGCCAGAAACAGCACCAACACGAAATGCTCCACCAGCACCTAATGCAATATGGCCTTTAGCTACATGAGCACCAATAAATGCTTCAGCACCCACACCCATTAATTGAGCACTATTAACACCTTCGATTACAGCCATATTTTTCCTAAGCGAAAACTACATAAGAGAACTTAATGTTTCCGCGAACTTTTCCAATTCTTACTGGATACTGACGCCCATAACCCTGTGGGTCTTTAGGATTAGTTACTACGTTAGTGGCACCAGTCTGACTTTGTTGCGCATTAGGAAAGCTTAACTGCCCAATTATTGGCGGAGTTTCCCAATAAACTTCAGCACTTCCAGCAGTAGGATTAATAGTAGTAATTTTTACTGGTGCTAATTCTGCTTCATCTGCTCTAGTTCCCTTACCAGTATAAGGACCGGGAGCTTGCCACATTAAAACTTTACTAGTAGCACCAATTGCTGCATCTATGAGAGTAAATCTACCACGAAAAACTGGAGTAGCAGAAACATTTACTTCAACAGTAGTAGCACTAGCTCCACCACCGCCACCACCTGGAATAGTAACAGTAGCTACAAATCCTGCTACTGCCGCAGTAACTCCTGCTCCTGTAAAATTAATGGCGAGCGCGCGTCCTTGACTTATGCCCTCATCTCTAATTTCAGGTAATACAGGATTATTAACAGACATTACGTTGTATATTCCTGAATGGCTAAGTTGCTAGCTGCTGCTGATGCAATAGCGTCAACACTTCCTAAATCGTAGTCGTATTCATCCATTTCAAATACGCCGTATGGAAGTAATGTTACACCAGAGTTTAATACTGCTGCATTTCCAAATCCTAAAGAGATGATTGCATTTGAAGTGTTAATTAACTTCAATCCTTTACGATTTGCATTAGCTGCCACAGCAGTAGCAGTTACTACACCAACTGAAAAAGCTGTAGGCGCGGCTGGAGTTAAATCGATTTTAGATGACGCGATTACATCTAATCTTTGTTTTACACCATCAGTAGTTGCAGTAACAAATACTGGAGTGCTGGTAAAGATACTATTAAAATTTCCGCCCCAAATACGATTTGAAGCAACTTCTGTATTAGTAGCAGGTCGCGCACTTGATACACTAGTAATACTAACTGAACCACTGCCAATAGCAGCAACCCAAAGTAAGCGAATATGAGTTAATCCAGCAACATCAACAACAAAAATAAAACTTGTTAATGGAACTCCACCTATATCAATAGGTGTGCTTTGGGGAACTGGAGCTAATCCTTGAACACTATCATTATATCTCTTACCTGAGATACGATGATAAGTAGTTCCGCCATCAACAGAACCTTCTATTAAAATCTGTGCAGTTGATGGAAGAACAGAAGTAACATTAAATAAAAATCCTACACTTCCATACCCACGAACATCATTTACAATTGTTGCATTTGCAGCAGTTCCACTATTCCAAACAGTAGTTCCAGAAACCGCAGAATATCCTAAATTAACAGGCCAACCAGCAGTTACAGCAGCAGCCGTTCCTTGATTAACTGGAATAGCAGATTGGTCAGAAGGAAGAACTACTGGCGTGCTATTCGCCATAGTCTTCTGACCAAGAGTATTAATTCTTCCAGTAAATGTTGCTTCTGCTAATCGAGTTGATAATGCAACATCTAAATCTGCATCAATATTTGCAAGACTATTATTACCAGTAGTCTGTAATGCTGAAGTAGCTGCACCAGCAGGTAATGGTAAAGCTACTGCACTAATAGGTTGTGTAGCAGGAAAGTTAGATACTGCAACTGTTCCAGTTACATTCGCATTAGTATTAATAGTAGATTGGTCAGATGCTATGACAATAGGAAAACTTGCTGACATTAACTTCTGACCTAATGATGCTGGCATTCTTTCAAATGCCCATTTCACTAAGCCACGAAGTTTAGCACTTAAAGTGCCAGTAGTATCAGTAATTACTGCTGCATCTGTAGTAGCACCAGCATTTACATCTGCACCATCAGCAATAGTAGCAGGACCACCGCCACCAGTTGCACCAACTAATCTTACAGCTAAACCATATTCAGTGCCAATTGGAACAGAATTTAAAACAGAAGCATCTGTTGCATTAATTGGCTGACCAATAGCAACAGTAGTAGAGGAACCTCCACCCCCTCCATCATCTACTTTTAAAATTCCATCCTGAGTAACACCAGACATAATTTTTTACTCAGACTGATGAACGCGCGAATCGGTAGGTGAAATACCAGCATTGATAAGCTGATTATCAAGTTCCTTATCAACATCTAAACGAAGCTGCACTACTTTTGTCTTACTAGCTTCATAATCATATGAAGCTTCAATGACTGCACTAGTAGCGTCATCAAATACTTTCTTCTTAGCATTCAAATCAGTAAGAGCAACCTGTAAATCATTCATTAAATCGGCCATCGTTTACCCCGTGATTAAATAACTGGCATCAACAGTTCCGTTAACAATTGCAGTGCTAATTCTAACTCTACGACCTAAATAAGAACCTGCAATAAAAGTTTCATGAGTTCGACTTGCAGCAGCCCATGTAATAGTTGCAAGAATTGCCCAAGTTCCAGCATAGGTTGGAGTCGGAGCACCTTCAATTACAACTACACCAGCAGTAGTTCCAGCACCAAAAGTAACATGAACTAAAGTTCCTTCAGCTTTAGAACCTGCATCAAATGGTAACAAAGCAGCAGTATTAAGTGCTGATTGCCCAGTTAAAAGTGGTCCCGAATTAAGTGGTCTTGGCATTATTAATTCCTACTGAGAAGGCCCAAAACAGCTATTTCTAGATAAATTGTCAGCAGCAGTATTAACACAAATCCTTTGTAGTAAAAGATTTGTTATTTGCAATTGAATTTTAGCTTCTTCACTTGCTTTTAAACTCTGTGCCATTTCTGTTTGATGAGAGTCTAAATCAATTGCAATCGAATTTAACTGTGTAGCAACATTATTAGAAATAAACCAAACAAGATAAATGGTTAATGCTGCCGGAATTCCATAGGTATAAATAAATTTTATATACCAAGGAGCCTCTTTTATACTACTGTTCGACTGTAATGGTGTCAAAGGCTGTTTCCTTCGTTTGTTGGGGGACATGAACAATAAGTTTAACGGCAGTATTGACATTCGTATTGCCAACATTCTCAGTCGGTAGCATATCTTTAACTACTCCAGAAAGAGCTTTAGCAATACCAGCTAATTCTACTGCTTTCGCTTCTCCAAGCTTATCATCAGTAATTCCTTCAATTGCTCGAAGGACAGCAGATGAAGCGCGCCTTGCAATTTTTTTACGACGACCTTCTAAGAAACCCTTTAAGGGATTATCTTTATCTCCCCAGGTTCGTAAAGAAGTATCACCATTTGAATACGCATTAGCAGTTTGGTGGGAAATACCAAATGCTGCTGCAAGTTCATGAGAATCTGCAAATCCTTCACTGAGGGTATTATCACCAATTAACCGACGAATAGAGTCTGGAGTATTGGGATTATCACTTCCTCTACCCTTAGGTGGAAGGATTTTAATTTCACCAACAGGAGGTTTTTCTTTTTTTACTTCAGACTCAAACACATCATCAGTAACAATTCCCAGCGGCATGATATTATTTCCTTGAAATAGAGGGGTGTCGGACTACGCCGATGACTATATTATACCATGTGGGGAGTATGGGGGCTAGCCATAACAGAGCAACATAGAGCTTGACAAGGGGGGTAGAGAGGGTATAGAATGCCCCATAAATGCATTTCAAAGGTGGCCCCTATGCCTGAGTCGTTCAAGCCGTCCAATGCGCTTACAGAGCCGGCTAGACCCGGTTCCCGGTTCAAGTGCCGTAATTGTTTACAAATCCGAGTTAAAAAAAGACCGTGGCAGAAATTTTGTAACAGTAAGTGTAGAAATACTTTTCATAATGACAATCGTAAGTTAGAAGAGGTTAATGAATAATGTTTCAAATACATGAACTCTACGTAATTAATAATCTTCGAGTATGTGAATATACTACTCGATATGGGCAGAGACGATTTGATATTCAACCTTGGAAGGGTGAGAAAGAATTAAAATTTCCAGTTGAAAATGAAGATGGAAGTTGGAAAGTTAATACATATGAGATTTTTAAAATGCGCGCCCCCGGTTAAGAACTAGCCACAAGCGCGCATAGTTTTTATTAATTATAATCAGTAACAGTATCTGAATAAAGGGACCCATTTTATGGATGAGAAAATTAAACTCAATATTCGTCCTGGAGTAATGTTGCCAGTAGAAGATTACTTTCTTTTTAGAGATTCATATAATCAAGTGTGGAAATTAACTAGAAATTCTAACCCACATATTCCATTTATTATTTCATTACATGAGAATCTTAATCCATTTATTGACTCATTTGAAAATATTTTAAGAAAACTCAAATAATTTTTTTACATCACTGTCTCTTTCAACAACGCGCCGAAGTGTGAAATTATGTAACCTTCTGTGCATTGGTGTAGGGGGGTGTGTAACCATTATATCACACAGTTGCACACAATAACAATGAGATTGAATGAGATTGCACAGTTTAGCAATGTCAAGTCCAATACTGCACACTATTATATATGTTCGCGCGTTATCTTATTGACGCGCATTCATGAGTAATAGTGTGCAATAGTTACGATATGGTCATTACAATAAGGACATTACAATGTTGTAATAAGCGAAGGAAATGGTGTGCAATAATGTGCAATTAGATGCGTCAAATAGTTGACAAAACCAAGAGTGTAATTGAAAGCACGATAGTGTAATTGTCAAGGTGAAAATGTGTGCAAAAATAGTGTGCAGAAGCGCGCATTCTTGAGCAAATCTGTATAATAATCTTATTGGCATCTGTTATGCTTTACATATGGTATGAGGCAAGGCTACCGAAACACTAGGGACTGTCTCAAGATAGGACACTAAATTATCTTGACAGGCTCGCGTTACTCGCGTAAACTCTTACTCATGGCGCGAACGTCTCGCGCATCTATTAACCCTCAGTGTCTCAGAATAGGACAGTATCATGAGTGAAAACGAAACCGTCGAAACCGCAACCGTAGTCTCAGAGTCAGTCATCGAAACGCCCGTTACTGAAAAGGCTACCGTTCGTAAGCTTTTCGGTAACCCTCTTGACAAGGAATACACGATTGACGTCGCGTATTCTCAGCTTGCCGAGAACTCCGCAATCCCCGCTGATTCTCAGCTTACGCATGCTGAGGTTATTGGTATCCTTAACGCCCGTCGTAAGGCTGCCGCGCGTGCTAATGCTACCTCGGAGCTCGCTGATACGCTTGGTATCAAGAAGCCTAGCACTTCGCTTGCTACTGACGAGCAGCGTATTGTTGCTATGGTCAAGGTGTTCCGTAGCATGGGCAACGATGAAGCTACTTCTACGGCACTCGCAAAGGCTGCACTCGGCCTGAACTAAATTAGATAGTCTTTAGAATACTCGGGGATTAGTTAATAGTCTCCGAGTATTCAATAAGATTATTTAATAGTGTGGTAAATTTGACACACTAGAGTAAGAGTTACATAGTCTGTCTCTGTCTCTCTATATGAGGTAAGGGTATAGGCATCCTCTAGAGTGTCCCATTTCGAGGTCAGTTCAGTTAGGCTAATAATATCTTAGTTTATATATATTTTTATATATACTATTATATTGAAACTACCTAACCTAAACTTGAGTGTCTCAAAATAGGACAGTGTAGGTCGGGGGATGTATGGTATACTCGGAAGACATAGAGAGAGACAGACAGAGAGTGTCCCAAAACAGAACAGGTGTCCTGTTTCGAGACACTAACACTATCTAATTGGAGTCTAACGTCACTAACAACTAATCGGAGTCTAAATCATGCCTTTTCCAACCTTAGCCGAAATTGACGGAGTGCGCGTTTTTACGAATGGTTCAGGTGAGCTATTCGTTGAAAATGTCGAAAGCGGTGTCTATCTCCGAATTTCAAAGGGATACAATCGAAAATCTCTAAAATTCACTACCCAGATGGGAATTCTAGCGCCTACTCAAATCGGTGGCGTAATTGGACATGAAATTTACATTGGAGATAAGTAATCATGTATCCTAGTCGAATCCCTGAAATTTATAAACTCATAACTAATGACGGTGAATTTCTCGTAAACTGCCATCCTACATTTCTACAGTCTGCCCAATACATGACTAATAAGGCCAAACAAGGAATGGCAATTAAAGACATTATCTTTCGAGTAATTCCTGTAAAGCTTCCTAATACTAGTGAAGCTTTGAAAGGACTAATCTAATGGCTGCTAAAATCATTCTTAACATGGCTAGGTGCAATTCCTGCCAAAACATCGTTATCTCTGCTTCTGTCCACGATTTTAGAACTTGCAAGTGTGGTGCAATTTCTGTAGACGGCGGACGGGAATATCTGAAAAGATGCGGTAATATTTCTAACATCGTGGAACTTTCCGTAATGGAACGGGAAGATGGACGATTTTACTCGGCAGTCGAGTAATTAAAATTTCGAGAAGTTCTGTTAATCAGAATTTCTCAAAGTTTTAATTCATAAAAGGACAACTATCATGATGATTACCTTTGTCGTTACGCGTAATGGTGAAATTGATATCTATATCACTTCGCCTATGCGCGAATTCTACGATGGTCGTTATGATGATTGGGCGCATGTTTTCATGGTTCTTAATGAAGTAATGAGTTATAGTCTGTGGAAAGTAACTATTTCCTCAGAATATCAATCATACCTTGCCTTTGTTAAAGGTGAGGCGTCTATTAACTCTAATGTGGATTACTAATTATGATTAACGACTATAAGTATTATGTCTGTGTAACCCAAGAGGGTGAAATGATTGCCCTTGATAATACTTCAGGCGGTTATCCATACGTTCCTCAGACTTTACAATTTGTATCTCTTTGGGTTTCTAAAACTGAAGCTGAGCGATATTGCAGCGTATTCAAAAAGAATAGTGGTGCCCTCAGCCGTTTTGATAATATGAAGGTTAAAGAGTTTACTTTCAGTCTAAAGGATTAACTAATCATGCCCGACTGTCATATCTCTAAAATGATTTGGCGCGCATCACAGTCTTCGTTTGCTAGCGTGAGACAAGTTGTTATGAATCTTCAAACTCATATCAACAATTGTGACGAATGCAAGAAAATCGTTAACGATATTAAAGCTGAGGGGATTAAGCTTTATTGAGCTACAATGCTATCGGCTGTCTTAGGCGCTTCCGGAAGATGGTAAATCATGACTACTCAAATACATCTTAAAGGTTGGACTCATTCTTTAGATGATACCACAATTGAAGCAATTAAAAATAATCTTCTTCAGATTAAAAAAGAAAAAGATTATGAGTATCTCGTAGGAACATATATAAATAAACAGGGATTAAAAGTTACCTTTCTTTCCTAAGTAGTTACTCAAAAGGAGACTAATCATGACTGAATCAGAAATTCAATACGTAATGTTTACTGAAAAAGTAAGTCGTTACTATGCAATTAAAATTCTAGAATTAATGCAAAATCAGTGGATTCGAGATAGAATTATTGCCCATTCAGAAGCGGAGGAATATAGAGAATACATTAATCAACCATTTGACCCAAGAGATTAATATGTATACAAATGCAAATTTTTGGCGTGATATGGCAATTCTTGCTGGTTCATTAGGGATGGCTCTTTATTCTCTTATCCAAATGATGGATACTGTAACTTGTAATGGTAATGGTTGCTCTGCAAGTTGGTAAAAACTAAATAAATTTGATTAGAGCAAGTATGAATAATAACATAAATACTACTGAATATTTTAATTTACTAAAAAAAGGAATTAAACAAACAATAGAAGGGCTAATGTCTCCCCTAGATTTTATAGTTTATTGTAAAGATTTAGAAAAACTTTTTAATTGTAGAAAAAATTCTAAGAATTAGAAACTCGATTAGGCGAGTATAAATAGAAATTAAGCCTAATGCGTCCTATTATTGAAAAGACGGTGGGGGACCGTATCAGTAAATAATAGGGGTTTTAACTATGCCCAAACTTAAAAAAGAAGTTCAAGATTATTCAAATCAAGTCACTGAATTACTTGAGGCTTGGAATATGGAATTCTTTACAGTAGAATTCCATACAGAATCTACAGCAGCAGTGATTCTAAATCATGTAATAACATCATTTGTTTATGATGAATCTACTTCTCGATGCGCGCTTGGAATTATGGCCGTAATCATGGAAGCATATAAGCAGATTGAAGAACTTAAGAAGAAAGATAAAGAAAAATTAAACATATATCTTCCTATTTCAAAGAGAACTCACTAAGCCCTCATAACTATTTAACAGAGTGCTTCTGGTTAGAAATAATTAGAAGCATTCAATTAAGGAGTTAATTAATGATCTTGACTAAGACCCAAATAATTAAAAATCTTGAACGCTTAGTTAAGTTAAAAGAATCTCATAGTGGAGTTTGGAAACTTAATCCTAATTGTGATGATGAAATTGATTTTCTTTTAACGGTAAAAGAAACAATTTCGGAACTAAAAAAGCCCTCATAGCTCAGTCTGGTAGAGCATTCGACTTTAATCGAATAGTCGTAGGTTCAAATCCTACTGAGGACACCATGATACATATACATGCACTTGTAGTTATTCTATTATATCTATTCTTTTTCTTTCTTGATTTTTATGTTGGTAACAAATAATGAACAAAATAATCTATCCACCCGAAATTCAAAACTTCATTGATAAGAATGCTGATAATGGTGTATTCATTAAAATCAATAATTATTCTCGTTATGAAAATATCTATGAAGTCGAATATTCATATGATGGTCGCGGACTCAGAATTTGTTATCTTAGAGTAATAAAAAATCAAATGTCAGACACAAAATTGGAGTGAGATTTGAAAAAGTCATTATGCGCGCTTGGATTTTTACTATTTAGCACTTCTGCATTTGCACAGACACCAATTGCAGGTCCAAATTCACGTTATCAGTTTGATTTTAATACGCTTAATTTCAATGAAACTGGAGTTACACGTTTTGAATTAAGAGTGGATAATGGAAATTGGACTTCAATTGGAATTGCTACAGTAATTCTTGACCCTAATACTCCACCGGGTGAAACCAGATACGAACATCCAGTTGGAGTATTATCAATTGGTAGTCATACTACAGAAATTAGAGCATGTAATATTCTAGTATGTGGCAATCCAAGTAATGCAGTTACATTTAACTATACGCGGACGCCGGGCAGTCCTACTCTACGCTTAACACAGACTATTGTAGTAGCAGGAATTATTGAACGCGCGCCATATCCAATTGCAAATGTATCAGTAATTGATGTGCGCATTCCTGAATATAATGTAACTCTTAATTTTGGTTCTCCTACTTGGAATATTCCGGGTATATATTCAGCAGCAATTGGAGATAAAGTTTTTTTAAGTCTATCTAAATAGTTTTTGATGGGGGCTCAGTTTATTACTGGGAATAATTACTTGTAATTTCGCAAGTAATTTTTAGATTGAGCCCCCTTCTAAGATTATGATGACAAGAGATAATTGGATTGAACTTCGTAGACGACAAGGACATAGAATTTTTATATGTCACTGTGGTCATAAAGAACCCGAATATAACGTATGGTGGCATGAATATCTAACCGGCCATGATATGTCTTGGTTTCTTAAAAAAGAAATTCCTGAATTACCGGGATTTTTTGAATTAGAGTCTATCGATAAGGATTTACCAAATGGCAGTAGCAAAACGACATCGGCATAAGTATCATCGAATTGATATCGGTATGGGCACTCCATTATGGGCATGCGCCCTTACTGCCGATTGTAGCCATTATATGCCTAAGCATATGGAACGCTTACTTAATGGTAAGAATTCTATTTGCTGGACTTGTGGTGCTGATATTAATCTAAATCCTTCTAATATGAAGGAAGATAAGCCACGATGTAATAATTGTCAGCTTGGCCTTACTGAAGAACAAGCTGCTATTAAAGAAGAAGCGCCACTTTCGCCATCATTAGCTGCATTTTTGAATGGTGACAATTAGTAAGTGTTTCAAATGTGGTAGAGAAAGAGAATGCGATTTTGTTCCAGTTCTCATTAATTCTACTTTACCCTTTTGTATCAAATGCCAAATAGAAAAGGAAACTCATTTGAGCGAACTAGTAGAATCTAAAGCGAATGAATCACAAGCTGAACTATTTATTAGTAAAGCTATGTCTCTAGATGCGCGAATTAAAATCTCTACAGATATATTTAATGCAGAAACTGTAGCGATTGCTGAAATTAAGAAAGTAATCGATGAAGATGATACAATTGCTAATAAACATTTCCGCTTAGCACAAGCAATCGAGACTCGATATAAAGCTTTTGCTAAAGTAGTTCATGATAAGACAGATGAAATTCTTGAACTCGAAACTAAGCAACGCGCGCTCCAGACTTATTTTAATACTCTGGGTAAAGAATTACGAGAACATGAACGCGCACAGCTTAGATTAAAAGACCTTCAATATAAGCCAAAAGAACCTACTAAGATTCTCAAGCCTAAGAAAGAAAAGCTCACTGTTAAGACATATGATATTGCAGAAATTAGAGCCGCTGCTGAAAAATATAGTGTAATGGCAAATATGGTTCAGATTTTCTGTATTCAGAGAAAAATTACTCCAGATGAAGCTGCTCTATTAGTAAGACAAACAATGGATTCGGTTGCTAAGAAAGAGTCTTAATTATGGGTGAAATGTCTGACTACTATGATGAGCAAGATTTATATAGAGATTTAAGTGATGACCCTGGTGATTTTGATGAAACTGAACCAATCTCTAGGGAAGTATTAGGACTACCTAAAACGGAACCATTTCCCATGTTGAAGAAAACTACTAAAAAGCCAAGAGTTACTAAGAATGCTACCGTCCCTCTGGTAGATGCGCGACCTAAGCTTATTCATTGTGGAAATCATTTGATTGACCCTATGGATGTAGTTTGTATTACTAAGGTCCAAAAGCATAAGGGGCTGTATATTGTTAAGCTTCGCTCTAATCCGAATCCTGAATTTCCCATTTGGGTTAATGAAGCTGACATTACACCCCTCATTCAGCAGTTTAATGTAGTTACCGGAGAATAAGGTGGCTGAAATTTGGATGAGCGGCCATAGTTATTATGGGTTTCACCGATTGCGTGAATTAAAATGTGGTCGGCCGAACTGTTCAGTGTGCAATCAGCCTAAAGAGGAAGTTATGCAGGGAATTAATCATCGTCTGTTTTCTAACAATCGTTCAACTGCTACTCACTGGTATCCGGGAAAGCCCGAAAGTGGTAGAAAGCCGATTCTCATTAATGACTTGACTCCTGAACATCTGGCCGCAATTGTAGACCAGTATGAGGGTGAGGCTCTCAAGTTTATTGAGGATAATATTCGGACTTCGCCTAAGTTCATGTCAGAAGCTCTTAAGCGTAAGTCACCGATTGTTCAGAATTTTCTTACTAAGAATGTAGCAGCTTGGCCGGGAATTAAAAATGCTGAGTGGGAGATTAGGCGTAAGTCTCCTGATGTTTATAAGGCTTTGTTCATTGATAAGCTTTATAATATCAAGATTCCTAAGCCGCCTATCAATCCGTTGAATTATTTCTTTGACCTTAGTTTCCTTAGGGGTCGAGAAATTACGATGAATAAAAGTAAACCGATTAAACCTAGCGGTTCATTCTCCGTTAGTCCTACTGAGAGGGAACGAATTAAGGCGCGAATTGCTCTTAAGCTTCAGCAGATGAGGCTACTTGCAAAGGACGTTGAAACTGCTACTAACAAATTCAAAGAAGTTTCAATGGAAATTGAAAAGCTCATGACTCAACTTTGAGTTTTTTCTCTTGGGTATAAGTGATTATATCCAGGAGTAAACACTTAAACAGGAGATTCGGATGATTAAGACTAGACTAGTAGATGATGAAAATGGAATGCGCGCTGTAGATGTTCCACATCTAATTGTAGATGATGAAGTTAAGATGTGCGAAAATCAAGAAGCTGCTCGACGCGCATTTAACATTCCTAAGCGTGTTAATAAATATACGCCTCATCAGGGAAGTAGAGAACGTTTTCGACGTCTGGCTAGAATCTATCATTCGCATCCTTTCGATTGTCTTTGTAAGTCATGCGAATTGATGGATGCAATTCTAAAAGAAAAAGGAATTATTGAATGAAATGCAAACTTTGTAATGGAACTCAAATTATTAAAGTTTGGATTGATTTTAGTAAGAAAGTTCCATGCACGCTCGAAGTTCCAATAACAATTAGATGTCCTATTTGGCACTAATTATTTGCGACCTTGGCGGAACTGGCAGACGCAGCGGACTTAAAATCCGCTTCTCGTAAGAGAGTGAGAGTTCGATTCTCTCAGGTCGCACCAATTTATTATGACTACTAAGGAAAGTAAATCATATGTTTATAGTAGATTATGTCTATGTTCCTTTATCTGGTAAAGCTTACGTTGCTTCTGATATCTGTGATAGTCTAGAAGTAGAAGAAAATGGCGACCATATGAAATTGGAATTTGTTCATTCTGCTAAGAATATTGATAGAGAAATAGTTAAATTTACTAGTTTTGTAATTATTCCTCGTCAAAGAATTCGTGTAGATAAAGTTAATAATTAATCATGAAACTCATTGAGAAGTGCCCAATTTGTGGTAAGATTGCAAAAGAGGTATCTAATAGGTCGATACCTCTTGCTAATGGTATAATCAAAAAATTTATATACTATGAGTGTAAACATTTTGAGATTAAAACTATTGCAAAGGGTATTTCTGATTCCTATACGACAATGATGTCCCAAGATTGGGATGAAAAAGTTAAAAATTGTAATCATGAGTTTCCAACTAAAGAAGAATGTGAACTTAATACTGACCTTCGTATTAATCAGTGCAATAAGTGCAATCAATTTAAGCTTTATGACTATCAAATTCAAGGCGCAGAATTTGTAGAGACTGCAATTTCTTCTGGAACTGGCAGTGGAATATTCGATGAGATGGGATTAGGTAAGACAGTTCAGTCTCTCGCATATCTCAAGTTTCATCCAGAAGTATCTCCAGTTCTATTCATCGTAAAGAGTAAGATTAAACTTCAGTGGGCCAAAGAAATCTATCGCTGGCTTGGTATTAAGCATTTCCCTCAGATTATTACGTCATCAACTGATGCGATTATTCCAGGGATGAAGTCTTATATCATTGCATTCGATATGTTGGTCGGTAGAAGTAAGACTAAAAAAGTCAAAAATGAATCTGGCTTTACTTATGAAGAAAAGACTAAAGGCGGATTCCCTGCCGAAAAATTAGACTTCATTAAGACAGTAGTTATTGATGAAGTTCAGCAGATTAAGAATACTGAAAGTGAAAGAACAAAGCGCGTTCTAAATATCTGTCGCGATAAAACGGTAATCGCACTATCTGCTACACCGTGGAAAAATCGTGGTGGAGAATTCTTCGTTGTTCTTAATCTTCTAGCACCTACTAAGTTTACTTCTTATCAGGGATTTTTAGACGATTGGGTAGATTTCTATTATGATGGCGCATATACTAAACAGGGTGGTCTACGTAAAGATAAGATTGAACTGTTTAAGGATTATGTAAAAGATATAATCATTCGCCGTGAAGTAACAGATGTTGATGTAGAATTTCCATCTGTTAATCGAACAATTCAACTAACTGAACTCGATGCTTTAGAAATGAAAGCATATGAGCATGAAACTAGCGAATTTGTTCGATGGTATACTGATGCAATTGTTAATGGTGAAGAAGATACATTTGAAGTATCTAGTAATATTTTAGCTAAACTGGCGCGGATGCGTCATATTACTGGCCTAGCTAAAATTCCAGCCACCATAGAATTTGCAGAAGAATTCTATGAGATGAATGATAGAAAGTTAGTAATCTTCGTTCATCATAAAGATGTTGGTGACATCCTATATAAGGAAATGCGCGCTCTATTTCCGAAATTATTAGTATTAAAAGATGACCAACCAAACTTCGAGTCAAAGTTTCAGGATAGTAGAAGGGCTTTCCTTATTGCTAGCACTCTCGCTAGCGGAGAGGGCCTTAATCTTCAAACATGCGGCGATGCTATTCTCCACGAGCGACAGTGGAACCCTCAGAATGAAGATCAGGCAGCGCCCGGACGTTTTCGTCGTATTGGAGCGACGCATAAAACAGTTAACGTTACCTTTATGACAGCAGCAGGAACTGTTGATGAAATTCTTGCTGAGATTGTTGAAAGAAAGAGAGCTTACTTCCACAATGCAATGAATAAAGGTGAAATGCCAGAATTTGTTGAAAAGTCTATGGCTAAAGAATTGGCAGAGGGTATTCTGAAAGCTTTTGCCGCTAGTGGTAAAAAGTCAATTACTAAGATGGCGTCATTAAATGGATGAAACTAAACCCGTTTATTATTATCGTTACATAGAATATGGGTCAGCTAATTCAGAGGGTGAACCATTATCTTTTGCTAGCGTAAGTCTAGTTTTAGAAATTCTAGAATTAGTTAAGAAAACTCCTTGTGGAGTATGGCTTAACTATGGTTACACTGGCGCTAAGAATAAGTTTGTTCTTGACTACGCAACTAAAAAGTATGCACATTCTACTAAAGAAAAAGCATATGAATCTTTCTTAGCGCGAAAGCAGAAACAGCTTAAGATTTATAAACAAAAAGTGCGAACTATTGAAATTGTAATGGCAATAAACAAAGATGAAGCTCACATTACAGCACCATCTAGTTACTGGAAAAGATAATGGGGTTCATTGAAAAGTCGATGGCTAAGGAATTGGCCGAAGGAATTCTCAAGGCATTTGTTGCTAGTGGTAAACGTAGTATTACAAAGATGGCGTCATTAAATGGATGATTAATTATGCATAGTTTTCAACTTGATTTTTTATTTCAGACTATGGTTCGCATTTGTGAAATTCTTACAAAAGAAGACGAGACTAAAAAAATTGACCTTGATGAGTTAAAAAAAGCTTTTATTGCATCCTACTTATGGGATGAAGATAATGATTGAGCCAGAAAAGAAACAAACTAAAATCATTCTCGACGCTACTACTCTTACAACTCTAATGTCCTGCGCGCGTCTTACTGATTTTCGATTTAATCGAGACTTCCAAAGCGCGCATGGTAAGGGTAAAGCATTAGAAATGGGCCAGATTGTTCATGAATATCTTGAACATAAGTATCGTAATCAGATAAATGGTTTTGGTCGTAAAGAATCTCATCAGTATGGAATGACTGCTGCTCAAATTTATTCACGTTCTGAAGAAGTTAGAAATTCTTCTGCTGAAGATATCGAAACTGCACTCGATACGTGCGAGCAGTATAACGCATTCTATATAAATGACCCTTTAACTCCTGTAGAAGTAGAAGTAGTTAAAGATAAAAAATTATATGAAGATGAAGAAATTGCTATTCTTTGGAAAGCAAAGCTCGATTTAACAGCTGATAATAGTCATGGTATCTTTCCTTATGACCATAAGACTATGAGTCAAAGACGAGATACTGTTAGTCTAAATAATCAATTCATGGGCCAGTGCTTAGTAAGTGGAACACGCACCATGTTCGTGAATAAAATTGGTTTTCAGAAATCTCTTAAGCCTCATGAGAAATTTTCTCGGACACCAGTTACTTATTCTTTCGATAGACTTGTAGAGTGGCAATCAGTTATTCTTCCATATTGGGCAAAACAAATGGTTGCCTATCATGAGATGGATTTCTGGCCGCCTAATTTTACTCACTGTGAGTCTAAGTATGGTTTCTGTCAATTTAAAGGAATTTGTGAAGCTGATACTAATATTCGAGAATCAGCCCTACAAGTAGATTTTAAAGTAGGAACTAAGTGGGACCCAACATCCAATGATTAATACAAGATTTATCGTAAATCTTATTTGTAGTATTTGTAAATATGAATGGGTTGCCCCGTGTATTAC